TACCGCTAGGTACTACCCCTATCTGTTCTGAGAGATGTTTCGGCACGTATGAATTTAAACACCAATAATAGCTATGCCTAATAACAAAACAGAATACAATACAACTAAAGAATTTAAATAATAAAGTCAAGTATTAAAAATCGAATATTCGAATTTTTTCTATTGACATCTATGTTTAATGGTATATATATAGAGTATCACTTATGTACTGACTGAAAGAATTGTTTGGTTAGGGTGATAAGGTTGGGTGAAAGTCGTAAAGATCAGGGATTAACCACCCTGTCGGTGAGTGTGCTGGGGTTACAATACCTTTATACAAACTGCGTCAGTAACTTGTTCTATCAAGGGTTAATTAGATGAACGCTCTAATTCTTAACCGAAAAACTTGGTAGTTCCACAGCAGTTGGGTGTAATTGCAAATGCATCCACCGTCTACTTCGGTAGGTGAGAGAAACCTGTGGGTACATAAGTGTGTTTCAATATGTCTAAAGCCCTTTATACTTTACAAGAATTTAATCTACATGATGGTGATCATGAGTATACCCTTAATCTTATATTCAAAACTAAAGATCACCTTAGATGGACAGATAAATTTCTAATTGAAAAAATGTTTGGTGGTAAGGCAGTACAAGATAATGATAAGAAAGATCATTGGTGGATAAATGGTGAACGCATGTGTTCATTAGGACATAGCTATTTAATATCAATTAAAATAAAAAAACTTTTAAACCATCTCGGAATTTTTTAGTGACAGAATTTATCTGTCTGATCCTATCAGTACTCTCAATTATTATTGGATTTATTCTTGGAGTTTCTTCTCATACAAATTTAGCTTTCATATTTTTTCTTGGTGGAATTGTCGGATTTGGTGTCATTTTCATGCAACAGAAATAAAAATATTTTCATACCCCCCAAAAACCCAGTAAAATCAAGGCTTATTTAAGGTATAAATTTAGTCCCAACACTTGACATTCTATCCTAGAGTACATAGGTTTATCCCATGTTAATAACTTGGAGGATATAATGCGTGATCTATTCGGATGTGTATTTTATGGGGGAGTATTTATTTTAGTTACTTACCCTTTAATTTTTTCTTGACAATATTATTTTAGTATGATAGTGGTGCCATAGTAACTTAAACAAAGGAGATTATTATGGCTACCCAAAGTACAAGTCAATGTTGCACAGTTAAAGACAAAACAATTCAATCCCTAAAGAAAGAACTTAAGCATCGTGATGATGTTGTTATGCAAGAAGTAGAGTATAAAATATCAGAGCGGGATAAGTTAAACAGGGCTAGAAATATATTAATAGACACCAAATGCCTTCAAGTTTTTGATGAGAAAACTATGAAGTCCTTCAAAGAAATCTTTGGATTAATCTAATGGCAATAGATAACAAAGAACAAACCCCTGTAGTCGTTGAAGATCCAATGAGTAAACATTTACAGAAGAAATCCTTTGATCCCGATTGGGAATACTTCGGATTAAAAAAGAAAGATGTTTCATCTCAAATAACTTCTGATCTTCTACATTGGATTACATCGGATGCAATTCCTGTAGATATGATTGGTCGTCTTAAGAAACAGATTGATATGATTAAAGCGATGATCAATGCTGAATTTAAAACTACCCGTATAACTCTTAATCTTGAAAAAGATGATAAAGATTTGGATAACCCTACTTAGTATATATAGGCTCCCCTAAGGTGACATAATAGTATATCATATTTTTATAGAAAAAGCAATTAAAATAAAATGTATAACAAAGGAATAAGTTATGGAAGTAGTTGTAATGATACTTCATCTACTCAATGGTGAAGTTGCTAAAGTACCTGTAAGTTTGATGTTGAATCAATCTTGCAATGATAAGTTTATTGAAATGGTACAGCCTAATGAAACAGAAACAGGTGTGCTATATAAAGGTGTTCAAGTATACGCACATTATTGTAAGAAAGGCACAGGTGAGTGGGTTAAATGAGCATACGGAATGCAATAGGATCTGCCAATAAATATTCTAGAGAAAGGGAAGGTCACGAGAATATGGGTCGTGCTTTCTTTGTGCGTACACTTATGGATAGTTTAGGTTATTTAAATCCTGCAAGCTCTGTTGGTGAGGGTGTTATGAAGATGGAGATCAGAACTGCACGATCATTCTTTGATGAAAATAAAAAACAATTTATTTTAATGTGTGATATCGCAGGTCTTGAACCAAGCTACATTATAAGATTACGTAATGCTTTATGTGTAAGCAAGAAGAAAGGTAAACTTGAGAAACTTAATATGAAAGTAGTTGTTGATAAACTAATTGAAAGGGCATAAAATGAGATACGAATACACAGTTACTAAAGAAGGTGGCGAAGCTGAGATTATGAAAGCAATGAGTTGGAAGAAACTATTTAAAAGTTTGTTGCTTAAGTATCCTAAGTTCAGTGGGTGGTGTACCTATATAAATAAACATGGACATGTTCAAGTAAGGGCATTTCATAGTGGTAAAGAAGAAAAGAAACCCAAAGCTACCACACAAAAACAATGGGTAAGAGGATATAATAAATGGAAGGAGGAACATGAGTCAACCAAATGAACCACCACTAGAAATAGTAGAGTATAATATAAAAGTTAAATGGTCTGATGGAAATGAAGAAACTATTCCAAAAGATTTTTATAATTATTGTAAGGACTTACAAAATATTGTTGATGGTTTTGAAGAAGAAACAATAGACCACCTAAAAGGTAAGTACGGACAAGAGATAGAACAAGCCGAAGACTTACATGCACAAAACTCTGAGAGATTTGTGGACTATGAAAAGAAATCCGATTGATTGGTCATGTGTAGCTAATGGATTATTAGTAGATACTTCAGCTTTATCCTTTACTTTTATTAAAAAGTGTGGTATACGAAAAGACAGTGAAAAAATTCAAAATAAGACTCTACGGACACGGAGGCATTGGCGAGTGCGAAGTCGTTTTTAATCAAGAACCTACAGTAAAAATGGTTGAAGATAAGGTAGCATCCTGTCTTAAGGATGGCTCTCTTCGACTACAAAAGGAAAAGTTTTATGCTATGCAGAGATTTACAACTACCTATGAAGAAGTTACTGGTGAGGTAAAGAAGAAAGAAAATATATTAGGAACTTGGGTATGAACTTCAACCAACAACTAGCAGTAGTGGAAGGATTAGGTATACCACCTGATACAGAGATGAGACAGGATTGTCCATTCTGCCATAATAAAAATACACTTGTAATTGATACCACTCATGACACCATAAGATGGCATTGTTTTCATGCATCCTGTAGTGCAAAGGGTAAAAAAATAACAGAGAAGAATATGTCTTACGTTAATAAAACATTCGTGCCAACTACTAGTGGAAAATTAAAGGTGTTTAATTTGCCCGATAGTTTTAAATCAGTACATTCAAATGATAAAGCCTTAATGTATTTACATAAAAACAATTGTTGGGAAGCCTGCATGTGGGGGAGAGCCGATATTAAATATGATGTTAAACAAGACCGAGTTGTTTTCTTAATTAAAAATCCTAAAGATAATACTTATGTTGGTGCTGTAGGTCGTGGGCTTAATGCTCAAGTGTATCCTAAGTGGTATATGTATACAGATAAAAATATTCCTTTTAAATGTGGTGAGTGTAAAGATGCAGTGATCGTAGAAGATTGTGCATCTGCTTGTGCTGTATCTAATATCTTAACTGGTATTGCTATACTTGGAACTTCTTTAATAGAAAACCATAAGAATTATATAAACCCTTACAGAAAATTATATGTTGCTCTTGATCCTGATGCTACTACAAAATCATTTAAGATTGTTAATGAATTAAGATTCAGTGGTTTTTTAAATGTAGAAGTAAAGCAGATTAAAGATGATTTAAAATATTTTAATACTGAAGAGATAAAGGAAATGTTTTATGGGGGAAATGATTGAGTATATAAAGCACATATTTGGTATAGAAAAAATAAAAAAAGAAGCTGATAGTCTTATGATAAATAAGATTATTAAATATGAAAAAGAAATTAAAAAACTTAAAGATAAAGTACACAATGCAGAAGCAGAAACAGCATTAATCAAAGCTACAGGTATAAACTCTCCTGAAATGATAGCAGTTAAGAAAGAAGTTTGTGAGTTAAGGCAGGACAATAGAAGATTATCTAAACAAGTTGAAGATGGTGTTGATAGAATGAGAAAGGCTGGAGTTATATGATAGAAAAACAAATGCTTAAGTTATTATTAAATAAAAAATTCTATACTCAATACAAGGGAAGAATCTCTCGATCAGTATTTGAGGGAAACTTTGGTTCATTATATGAAACGATACAAAAAGCCCATGATAAATATAATAAAGATATTACATTAGGTGAACTCTATTCATTACATACCTCAGTTTATAATCCTTCTTTAACTCGTGCATCTAAAGAACAGTTTTCTAAACTTCTAGAAGATATAAAAGAAACAGAAGAACCAAGTGAGAACATTGCTAGAGATATTGTTCGTATTATGGGAGATCGGAACATTGCTCAACGAATAGCTGTTGAAGCAACAGAAATCTATAATGGGAAGGAAGCAAACTTTACTACAATTTTAGATATAATTGAAAAGCATAAAGCTGGAGTACCTGATGATGAGATTGATTCAATTACAAATAACATAAGTGATTTACTTAATGAATTAAATAAGACAACTCAATGGAAGTTTAATATTCCTGTATTGAGAGAGAATGTCTCAGGGTTAGGTGCAGGTAATCTAGCTATTTTTTTTGCAAGACCTGAAACAGGCAAGACTGCCTTTTGGGTTAGCTTAGTTGGTGGTCGTGGTGGCTTTGCAGAACAAGGTGCAGTAGTTCATGCTTTTATTAATGAAGAACCTGCGGTTAGAACTCAAATGAGATTAATTAATTGCTATACAGGTATGACGAATGCTGAGATTACGGAGAACTTAGATAAAGCTCATGTTGAATGGGAAAAAATAAAACACAATATAACTTTATTAGATACAATTGATTGGACAATTGATGACATTGATAGTCATTGTGAAAAACATTCTCCTGATATAATTATTATTGATCAATTAGATAAGATAGGTATTGATGGATCATTTACTAGAACAGATGAGAAGTTAAAAGCTATTTATTCAGGTACTCGAGAGATTGCTAAAAGAAGGAAGTGCTGTGTTATTGCTATATCACAAGCATCTGCTGATGCTCATAATCGTGCATCTATTTCTTTTGATACGATGGAAAATTCTAAAACAGGTAAAGCTGCGGAAGCTGATTTAATTATTGGAATTGGTAGGAATGTAACTCTTGATCCTACTGATCGAACAAGACACTTATGTATTAGTAAGAATAAAATAACAGGCTATCATGGAGAACCTGATTGTGTATTTGATAAACGTATAAGTAGGTATAGTGCATGAGAAGTTTAATGGAAAGTTTTATTGATGTTGGGTCAGGGTTTATTCTTGCCATACTTATTCAATTATATATATTTCCTTTCTTTGGTTTATACCCTAGTGTTTGGGATAGTATTGGCATTGCCTTAATATTTACAGGAGTATCTATCACCCGTTCATGGGGATGGAGAGTACTCTTCAGGAGGTACAGATGATATCAACAGTTGATGTAGAAACTTCTTTTCAAAAAACTAAACATGGTGGAACCGATCCACTTCCATTTAATCCAAAGAATATATTAGTAAGTGTAGGAATTAATGATGAGTACTATTTTACTAATCATAGTGAACGAGTTGATAAAGGCTGTTATCATAAGATCCAAGCTATCTTAGATCAAACCACATTACTAATAGGACATAATATTAAATTTGATTTAACGTGGTTACTAGAAGCAGGATTTAAATATAATAGTAAAGTTTATGACACTATGTTAGGTGAGTATATTTTAAATCGTGGCATTCGTAAGAGTTTAACATTAGATATGTGCTGTAAACGTAGGAAGATTGGGTCTAAAGATAAAACTATACATGAGTTTTTAGATCGTGGTGTGTCCTTTGAAAATATTCCTAAAGATATTGTTGAAGAGTATGGTCGTATTGATGTAGAAATAACTAGAAGGTTATTTGATTCTCAGATGGATGATTTTAAATTGGAAAAAAATAAGGGACTCCTAAGAACAGTAAAGATGATTAATGAATTTCTATTAGTACTCACGAGCATGGAACGTAATGGTATTCATATTAACAATAAGACTTTACTTGATGTGGAGAAACAGTATCGTGCGGAGTTTGCGTATTTAAAACAAAAAATTGATAAGACCATATATGAGAAAATGGGTGATACAAAAATAAATCCTGCAAGTCCCGAACAATTGTCATGGTTAATTTATTCAAAGAAACCTAAAGATAAGAATGAATGGGCTAGGATTTTTAATATTGGTATTGATAAAAGTACAGGGAAAAATAAAAGACGACCACGATACTCTTTCAGTATGTTTAGGGAATTAGTTAAACGTCACACAGATCTTATTTATAAAACTACTGCATCTCAATGTGGTTCGTGTAAAGGTAAGGGAGTTATACAGAAAATTAAAATTGATGGAACACCCTATAAAAAATATACAAAGTGTGCAACCTGTGATGGTGATGGCTATATCTATAGTAGTATAGCTAAACTTGCAGGGTTTAATTTAAGACCTCGCAGTGTCTATGATGTAGCTGAAGCAGGATTTAGAACAGATAGAATTACATTGAATAAGGTAGTAGGTTCTGCTGAAGGTGAACTTAAAGAATTTGTTGAGGCAATTATTCGACATAATGCTATTGATACATACTTAAATACTTTTGTTGAAGGGATTAAAAATTTTACTAATGAAAATAATTTATTACATCCTAAGTTTATGCAAGCAGTTACAGCAACAGGAAGATTATCTAGTCGTGATCCTAATTTTCAAAATCAACCAAGGGGTAAGACCTTTCCTATTCGTAAGGTAGTAGATTCTAGGTTTGAAAAAGGTAGCATACTTGAGATAGACTTTGCTCAACTCGAATTTAGAACAGCGGTCTTCTTAGCCCAAGATAAACAAGGGATGGAAGATATAAAAAATAAAATAGATGTTCATCAATATACAGCTGAGATTATTGGTGTGTCTCGACAAGATGCAAAGGCACATACCTTTAAACCTTTGTATGGTGGGACTACAGGAACTGAAGAAGAGAAAAGATATTATAAAAAATTTGCAGAAAAATATAAAGATATTACAGCATGGCATGGACGATTACAAACAGAGGCTATTGAATTAAAGACAATTAAATTACCTACAGGCAGGGAATATTTATTTCCCTATGCTGAACGAATGCCTTGGGGTGGGTCCAGTTATAGTACTCAAATAAAAAATTATCCTGTACAAGGGTTGGCAACAGCTGACATTGTACCCTTAGCATGTATAAAAATATATGAATTAATGAAAGAACAAAAGGTAAAGAGTTTACTTATTAACACTGTCCATGATTCTATTGTGGCTGATGTTTATCCTGGTGAAGAA